CGCTATATCCAGCGTCTCACGACCTACCCCTACGCGCCCTGCTTCAGCAGCCAATTGAGAGTTTATAGCTTCGGTGGTAGCTAGCGCGCCTTGATCCGCAACTTCTCTCGCGCCCAGGAACTGCGCGTTTTGGATTTGATTCTGCCCTAACGACCCCTGAATGTTCCGGCGACCAACATCTCTGGAGACGCTCGCCACGTTTTGACGAACCAACTCCTCAGTCGGCCGGACTCGTGCGCGAATATAGGGGTTCGTGTTCCCGCTTAAATCACCGATAAGCGTACCAAATCGGCTATCGGCCGCCCGATTAGCCGTTTCGACTCGACCAATGTTATCCGAGAATCCGGGGGTTTTGCGAACATTGACGGTGCCAAATCCGCTATCGTCGAACCCAACACCCACTGCTCTCTCGCCGCCAACGTTGACACCAAACTCCCTAGGTGCGCGGAATCTCTGGTTGACTCGGAGCGCTTGACCGATCCGCTGGATCTCGTCCGTATCTTTTTCTAGTAGGAAACTCAAGATTTGCACCTCTGATAAAAAATATAGTCATCACCGCGACCAGCTACGTCGCCATTGGGAATTTTCCCGACGAAAAACAGTGGGACATACTTTTTCAGCCGCTTATAAAATCGGACTGAATCAGATAGAGAATGAACGACAATCACTCCTATTTTTCGATAACGGAACTTCTGGAAGAACGCTACCGCTCCCCGCAGTATATTCCTGCTCGTCGCCCACGGGAACCACTCTACGTGCGGTTCATATAAATGCCCGTTCCACTGGGCCGCAACTAGGCCAATTGGGCCGAATTCAGCACCAAACCGGGAATTATTGTCCTCAATGATCAAAATCTCGTTATATTGGGAAAATGTCCGGTCCATCAGGTCCGCAAACTCAGCGTCCTCCATCTCCACTCCTTTAAGCCGTTGACTAACTCTGAGCCACACATGGTCTTCCGGTGTTCCGGGACGAATAGTTGGCTTAGACGTCCGGAATAAGACCTTTCGGTTCTCCTGTGGATTAAAATCAGGAGGTATTGATTTTGTTGATGTGCCAGTCATCGACCGTATTAATCGTCAAAAGAAGAAAGAAAGACGGGCCTTTTCCTACGGCTGAGAACCCCACGGTTGATACGCGGTCTTCCTCAGTGAGAGCGGCCCCCCAATATAAACTTCCACCCCAATACGCGGGGTCTGACTCGGAGCCCCAGAATATTGTTCCATCCGTAACGAATTTATTTTTAAGTGGGACCACTGATGGAGTTTTACTGAATTCGTCCGTCCACTCGAATTCCATCGAGAGGCTGTTCACATCCTTACGCCGGTATTGGATCCTCCCTTCCACGAATTCGTCCAGGGTGTTCAGTCCGGAAATTAAGGCAGACTTCCGCGTCATCTTGATAAGGGTGCTACCGGGGTCTCCTGTGCCGCTGCCATTCAGGTCGTAAATCTGACCTGCTGGGCCTCCAAAATACACAGTATAATTCTGAGTGCCGGGACGGCGCAGGAACGTCGCAGCTTCGACATCGAGATTTGACGCCATTTGCGTCGTCCACTTCATCCACGGGGAAATGCCTCCCCCCGCCTCCCCGATATATTTATCGTAGATCAGGACTCGATTGGTCTCAAGAAAGAACGCTATCCGCTGGTTCCGTTCGTCGTAAATAGCGATAGTCGCAGGGCAATCAGCTATTTCAAGTGGGATCTGGATAGAAACATCATCCGCGGCGGAATCTAAGTTTGCTTCGGTCGAGCGGAAGCGCTCAATCGTTCCGCCTCGCCTCATATACACAACGTCGTTACCGATATTAGCCATCGATTCCGTACCGCACGCGGATGAGCCAGAGTAGTATTCAGTTATTGCATAATCGGTAGCATCAGAGCCCGTCAGCTTAAACAACTTGCCATCGACCGTTGATATTAACATTGTGTCGAAAAACGCCTCGACACTATTAATCGCCTTTAAATCCGGCGATAAAATGAAAAATGGGTCACTAAAAGTTAAGGATGTGGCTGTCGGGGTAACCGCGTTATTGAAATTGTCATAATTCTCATATTCAGACGCCAGCACCATATGCGGATTCAATGACCCATCCGTATTGATATTGAATAACCACAGTCGATTATTGAAAACTAAGCTATATTTAGCGCGGAGTTCAGTGACTCCAGTGATACCGTGCGTCATTTGCGTTATAGACGTCCCGTTCCACTGCCAGACGGGCGACTTACCACTAACATCCGTAATGATTAATAAGTCATTCAGGGACCAGTATTCGCCCCGCAACAGCGAGTCAGTAGCCACTGTGGTACTTGCAACCGGGGTTTTATCAGTGAACCCCGTAGAGCCGTTCCAGAGGTATACTTTTTCAGACGATTGGACTAGCGTCGTCTCACTATTGTCGCGTTTCACGAGCTGCATAATGCCGCGAGTAACGCCGCCGTTCGTAGCGGTGCCCTTTAAATCGAAGCCAGGACGTGGGAGCAAGTCGTGAGAGTCTGCGTTGAGGAGGAAATTCTCCCCTACGGTACATTCTTCCGGGTGGATAGACTCGTCCCCTAACTGGTTTAAGCCACCACCAAATTTTAGTTCAGCCGCGGGCATTAGCCGCTCCTCGAATATCGTTTCCCATACGCGCGGTTAGGTGGCAGAGGATTCAGCAGCCCGAGCAATGTTGATCGCGCTCCATTAATCACTGGGTCTCCAGCAAGACCTTGCGGGAATAGCGTTTCTCGGATCTCCGGACGGGCATGGAGATATTTAAAGTTTCGAGCGGCCATCCGCACGAATACTTCGGCCTCAGTCGTACTGACAAGCGGAATCGTATCGCCCGCTACAACGACATTCACATCCGCCTCGTAATAATATCTATAAAGGTTCCCCGCAGAGCCCGCGTCTGGGACCGGGGAGAATCCTACGTTCTTCGTTGTCCCGCTCCCTGGATACCAAAATATCGGCGTGCCGACTTCCTCTCGGTATTTGGGGAACGTCTTGCGTAATTGGCTCTCACCGCCTGGATACATTAATAGGCGCGTTCCTTCGACATTGCCTGAGCTGTTCTGTTTTTCAAAGAACAGTTCTTCAAACGTCTGGAAGTCTGTTGCAAGGCCGTAAGTTCGAGTGCTAGACGCGGCAGTTACGACCCCTGTTTTGCTTTCGTAGGGCAGGTAGCCATCCGAAACCAATTCGGATAGTTGCGACTGAATCGCAATTTGTGCTAACGCCGAGGTAGCCGCGTGCTGAGTTGCCGTAAACGAAGGTATATCGTCGTCGTCACCCATAATGACGGATTCTTGCCTCAGTACACGATTAACCGCTTCCAGAAATGTCATGCCTTACCCTCACCCCGCGTTGACCATACACCGAGTCTAAACCGCGACGGATCTGTTGCTCTATGGACTCCGGGACTCTAAGTCTAGGGAGTAGTCGGGAAGCAAAATTAGTGATCTCAAACGTGGCCGATTGGTTAGCCTTTCCGGGTACTCGGATGACGCATTCGACAAGAACGTTGTTGCCTTCATGAATTTTACGTGGTCGCGCCATCCTAGCAGCTCTCCTCCAAGCAGGGGGCACGGCGTTAACCGTGCCCCCTAACGGTTATCCGTCTAAGCTAGACGCGCAGGACTGAATTTCGACCAACCATGAGTTGGCTAAAATTTGACCGGCAAACCAACTTTTCCAAGCGATGGAGCCTACTTCATTGTAAGGGTCTCCAATGCCAGAAGAACCAACCGCGTGGTTGATTACCTCTACGGCAGGGGGACGATCACCCATGAGGTAGATTTCCTCCGTATGGTCTTCTCCTAGACCCACGGTGCCGACCGCTTCCTTGCCGTATATATAAGTCTTATATATATCATTCAAGATATTGGTAGCGCCACGCATCCCGGTGGTCGTTGTAGTGCCCATGCTCGTGTCGATTTCCGCGATTTCCGTGGAACTCCAACGAACACCATTGCTTGCTCCGAATTCGCCCACTTGGACGTCATCGATATAGCCACCGTACTGCTCAACACCGATAAAGCCGGTGATGTCTCGGATGTCTTCCTCGACATCAGAATGGCAAATACCATAATAAGACGAGCGTACCGGAGACGATCCGACATTCTGAGACCCCGCTCCTTGTGCAAAGAACTTCATTGCACTGGCGCGGTTTAGCAGATTAACAGCATTGCGAACGTCAGTCGTATCAACTGCCGTCGCGGTTACCGTAGCAGAAGCCGCACCTGAAGCGTATCGTTTTTGTGTTGCCCCCGAGAACACGTCGCGTGCAAGCACGTTAAGTGATTCTCCGGCGTTACGTCCAAGAACGTCCATTAACTGTGCAGCACGGGAATTTACGTTGAATAAATCCAACTCCTCAGAATAATTGAGGAAGTTCCCATATTTTGCCATTGCGACAGTAATATCGGTGATTGACGGTGTAGCAGCCGTACGTCCCATCTGGAACGCGGCGGTGCCTGTTTGCTCAGCAAGAGCGGAGGTTGCCAGGGCGAGATCGTTGAATCGACGCCATTTGACTGACATTGACCCTCCGTTCTTTTCCAGAGCACCCGGCATCGTACCGTTAAAATACGGTAAAACTTTCCGAGCTTGGCTAAGAAGTCCACGCATCAGCACAAAATTGACTGGCGCTGTTACGTCAGAAGTTAAACTTGAAATTGCACCCATAAATTACTCCGTTGCTAACCGCGTTTCATTTTCTCCCATTCTCGGCCGAACTCCTCATGTGACATAGCTTTGTAGCGGTCAGCAGGATCCGACTTCGATGAGGCGCGGTTGGCGCTTTTTTGAAGATCTTTTGCAGCGCGTAAATTCTCTGCTGACTCAGGGTCGGATTGCCATTGCGATTTCGATTTGATATCGGAAGCTACAACGCTTATCGCTCGGGCATAGGCACTTGGGTTTTGATCCCGATTATCGAATATTTTGCGGAAATTCTCGTCCCGCGCATATTTAACATGCAACATGCCTTCAACAAATTCATCAGGCATATCCACATCTTTCTGGATTTGCGCGATTGCATTATTGACTGCCTTGTCTTGTGTCTCGATATATTCTTGCCTTTTACGAGTGTCCTGTTCGTCAGAAATAGAATTTAACTTGCTACTCACGTTCGCCAGTTGACTTGTCTGCCATGCTTGCTGCTCCTCTGCGGAGCCAAAATTTGGCGGACTATCGACGAGTGGGGCTTCCGATTGGGAGGTCGGTGCGGCCTGCTGCATCGTGAACTCAGACGCTATTTGTTCGAGCGTCTGAGTTGGTGCGGTATCTTCAGTTGGTTCTGTGTCATTCATTTAGTCTAACTCCAAATTTTCGGAGACAAAGCCGGTAACCTTCCCGTAAAGCCGAGTCATATTTCCACACGTCCGTATTATCATCACGCGGGTTGTGGCTCGGAACTCTCGGGACATCCGGCACTATTTCGTTTTCAATAAACTCTTTAAACCAGGACTCATCATTTAGCCGTTTTATGAAATCCTCGTATGCCATAAGCTCATTATACCCCAAAATTATAAAAAACCCATAATTTAGACTAAAAAGCTATTTGACGGCTTCATTACAATTTGTTATAATGACCCTACCTGAGGAAAACACTCGGGATTTTAACCAATCAGATAGAGGTAAAGACTATGAATATGACGACAAAGATCACAGCGAAATTCCCAGCAATGTTCGCGGAGGATCACTACTGGCGCGAACTACCGTGCGGGAAATTAATCGACGAAAATTCTCGGTATCACACTTTCCTTATTGAGGATGGGAAATGCGGATATGTGCATGAAGATCGGATGCTGACCGCAAAAGAGGTACTCGAAGAATGGGAGAGCGACGCTGATTATTATGTCGAGATGGATAAGTTGGGCGGATTCGATCCCGACCTGAAACCGCTTTGTCGATCTGCTGCGCGAACACTGCGCATTGCAGAAGGTTTGCTAGCCAAGCACTTTCCCCCAACCGGGGAACAACACGACATCAACCGATATTAGCCCTAGACTATAAGTCTCCGACGAGGCCCTTTGCTTCGTCGGAGCCTTTGTCCTGAATGTATTGAATGATTCTATCGCTTTTACCTTTCTGCTCCTCCCGGCCTGCTTCTATGACTTGTGCCAATTTTGCCACTTCTGACTCCTTGGCGTCGATATCAGCATTTACTGCCCTGGAGTTGGACTCAATCTCACTCGCCCCCTGTAGTCGAGCCTTCAAGACCATATCGCCCATCCGGTCAAGCAGAACTAGCAACCGCTTCTCAGCCGCAAATAGTTGTTTCTCACGCGAATCCGCCTTCGACTGGAGCTGGATTTGTTCCTCAAGGTTCTTATTCTCAGAACGGAAGGCGATTGTTTGCGCCTCTTTGGCGGCAAGTCTCGCCTGATGCTTCGCCTCCGTCATCGGGATAATGTCCACTTTCTGTTGTAGCTGCGCCAACTCCTCTTGAAGCTGGGCGACTGCCTCTTGAGCCTGCTGAGTGATTTCAGCAATTCGTGGGTCTTCACCCGTATCCGGCTCTAAGTAGCGCTCAGGGTCTTTGACGCCAACGTCCCGGTAAGCATCAAGCATAATTTCATCCACATTCAGCCGTGAGGCAAATAATTGGTTACTAGCAAAAGCGGACGTAACTTCAAAACCCCCTCGCCGCCGACGTTCTTCGCCCAAAACGCCTTTAGAGCCAGTGACCTCGAAATGACAATCGTTGCCATATCGCTTGATGTCAGTTTTATCTAAAACCAAAAAGTCAGGGGTATCTATTTGGGTGTTGAAAAAACCATATGCCGTGAGGTTTTGTTTGTTCATTTCGTGCTGCATGTATAAGAACGGCTTGAGTCCTTGGTTTTCGAGGGTGCCCACGAAGTCAATTGTGCGAACTTCTGATTTTTGGTCAATCTTAGAGACCTCAAACGCCGTCTGCTCCGTACTCGATGAGACGCCTTTACGGGCAACATCTACGCCTGTGCCCTCCTCAACTTCGCCCTTAAAGAACTGGACCCCATTGAAAGCCCATGTTGGATCCGCTACCTCTATGGCCTTAATCTGCCCGCCAGCTCGCAACGGGAAAGTTTCCTTGGGCGCGATAATGGGGCCGCCTGTTTCCCTGAAGGTCGGTTCATTCGCGTCGTATCCGATAGGCGGCAGAGTACGCAGGTCGATAGCTTCAATAAATTTATTAGCGCAGTGAGTCGCTAGCTTCTGCGACGGAGCCCGCTTGATAAGCGGCGAGGTGTAATAGGGGTCTAGGACGTTATCCCGCTCATACCCAGAATAGAGGATAGGGGCATACGGCGTTTCATTCTCGTCAGAAAACAAGAAATGATCTCCGCTGATAATGACATGCTGATTCGGTATCAGTAACCCCGCGTTCGTATTCCGCTTCATGAAAACGTCGCCGTACCAATGGAGAATTTTAATATGATCCTTTTTCCCCTTTAAAGCATCCGTGTTCACCTTATCCAGATTGTGCCATTTCTGCGCCAAAGCGGTTTTGAGTGGGATCTCCTCCTCAATGATCATCGTCCCGTCATAGGTCACATTCGTGCCAATAACCGTGGGCGAGTCGTCTGGGTAGCAATTCCACATGGAATAAGGAACCCAAACGCAAGATCCAAGTTCTTTCCGCTTACCTCCGCTAAACTGGCTTTGAGTTTCCCAGCGAGCAACTGCGACGAACGATCCGTGGTGCAGAGCCTCTTTAATAGACAGCTTTATTCGATAACGCAGTCCGAAATCAGTGTGCTGCTGCGTCATTAGTGACTTATAAATGCCGTCTGCGAGCTGCTGTTGAGACCGTTTTACAGCCGGCAAGCCCGTTTCTGGGTTTAAATCTGTCTCAATTTTTACGTGCGCTTTGAAGAACTCACGGTCTGAGGGGAATACGATCCGGATCACATCAGCCGTTATGACTTCCGAGGCGTCAGCCAGTGAGCCTAATTCGATATTAGACTCCCACTGTTCACTCGGATCCGCCCTATTAGTCTGCAAGGGCTCAGCTTCCATCGCCACCATACGATCCACTTCTTTCCATCGCTTCTCATGGGCTAGTCGGAAAGTATTGCTTGCTCGACGAGCTTTCTCGTCCCTAATGAACGTGGCTACATTCTCCATGTCCTTTTTGGTGATTTTGAGTTTCTTGACTACCAATTTCTTATCCCCTTATGTTGGGTGCGTCTACGTACATGGACGACCTCTCGCTCGGCAAACCGAGCTGATTGAAAGGCGTATCGTGTTGCAGCCATTAAATCGTCCCGTTCTTTAACAATCTGACCATCTTTCCTATGATACGTTCTTTTTTCTTCAAACCAGTCCGATAAATGCGAAAAAACTTTGAATTTTCCGTCTTTCATCGCCTCCTCCAAGGCTAAAAGGCCGACTTCTACGCCTTGCCCTCCTTGTCCTTCCCTTTTTCCGGGAGGTGCAGGATTAGAGAAACATTCGTTTCGCATGTTTACATTGTAAGGCGGTTCGCGGTAAATATCCGCTAATGGCTTGCCTGAGTGCTTATCTTGCACCATGCCGTCATGAGGCCAAATCACCGGCATCCAGACGTCGAAACTGTTTATTGCTGCGGCATTGTCTGCGATTGTTTGACGGGTTTTCCGATGACACCAATAAAGATAGACAGTGCCTGAGTCCATATCGAAAGCGAGTGCGACCGCGGCAAACGGGTGGTCTACACCGAAATCGACACCTTTAAGCCTAGGCCAGTGGGCTGGTATTTCAAACGCATCGTGCATTATCTCCTCGTCCGGGATAGTGAACACTAGCCCACTCCCCATCTGCGGCACGCCTTTGCTACGCATTTCCCGCTCGTGGGCGGGGAACTGGTCGAGCACCATAGCGCGGTATTCATCGTCATCGAATAACGGGCAATCATCCCAAGTCGCTTGCACGAGAGATTGCCCAATCCGGCGATCATTGAAGTATTCATTACACACCTCCGTCATGCCTGATTCAGGGGTAAAAGAATGGAGCAATATTCCGTGGGTATTCAGGGTCGCTCGTTTGTACTGGGACTTAATATCGCGAGGCGGCTCCTCGTCGAGCCAGCCGATGTGGATATGAAATCCTTGATGCTTTTTAGCGCCCTGCTCGTAGGCACGGAAGAAAATACGCGACCAACCGCCAAAAACAGACTTAATGAGTACCGAATCTATCGCATTAGGAACGCCAGCCTTGCGCGTAATTCTACCAATGTACTCCTTCGGGACTGAACCCGTACCGACAGAATCCTTGTCCTCCGGGTCGCCAAACAGTTCCCGCTGCATTACATCCCGCGTCAGTTCGTTAGATTCCGACCCGCAGAGGATTTCTAGCCGATGCTTCCAGCGATGCCCCATCCACCAATCAGGATAGAGACCGGTGGCATGGATAGCGACCTCCATAGCGCAGCAATAGGTGTTGTGGTGGACGAGGCCGGCCGCACAATAATTCTCT